CTAATCACCCCCGTGCGCGACCGATGTTATTGTTAGGCATCGAACTGGTCATTGTAGGATCGGTTATCGTCGTGCTAAAGAAGGACTGGCACATTAGATTGTCTGTTCTTCTTAATGCGTGCTCCGGAGCTCCTGATGTTGAGTCCGAGCTCTGTCGAGACGCATTTGCTCGCGCCGTGTTGCCCGCTCCGCATATTGTGGAGGGACACACCCACCCCAGTGCAGCCGCTAAGCGGTCCTCCGCCACATTGCTCGCTCGAGACATGGCATCAAACCTTGGAGTAGAAGTATACTCCGTCGAGATGTCTAGGTCCGATCAGAAGCATGGCCTACGTGGCTTGAGAAGATGGCATTGGGTTAAGGATACGAATGTGCAGCTTCGGGAAGACGCTCCGAAGAATGACGATCTTGTTTACATGTGTGACGTTGATTACTATATAGACATGCCGTTCTTTCTCCGTCGAGCGAAACCAGTGTTGCTGTATGGAGTTGTACCAGAGGATGCAGCGTCCTGTGGGAAAGATAACACCTCTTTCACCTTCAATGAGGATGGTGAGTTGGAGACGACCATCTCAGGAGGAGGAAGTTACCGACACCACTTATGGGACTATGCAGGTGATTCATTAAAGGTTGTAAAAACGTTTCTGAAGATACCGATTGGAGTCACCACATATGCTGTCGAAAGGCGGCAAGTCGGATATAGCCGACAGCTCATTCTTTTAAGCCCCATTCGAAAATTTTGGAGCCTATCTGCGGTTCTTGCCTACTTCATGTTGGACGGCAAAGTGCTAGATCGTTTTGACCCTATCGTACGGGCGACTGACGGCACGAAGTTCGTCCGATTCAAAGTTCAGACAGGATCAGGCACGCAGGTTACCACTGCCCGACCAGGCAATTTGCTTTGTGCGACTGTTAATGCGACAGCAGACGAAGCGATAGCCACCGTGGCACGTATAGGCACCACTAAGCTCCAGCTACCAACCACCTTATCGTGGTTGGCACATGACAACAGAGAAGCTGCTGTAGTCCTCACTGAGTACCATAGGGTAACTGGACCAGTGAAGGTGCGCACAGTCTTCCCCGTTGAGCAAGCTGTTCGAGCTTATGCTTTCGAACTTAATTCGTATTGTCAGGAAGAGAAGCCAAAGATTGACGCATTTATGTCACCTCTCGTGCA